TGCGAGAAACAAAAACTAGGACTTACAGGACGTAATTTCTCAGAGAGGATTTACGATCTTGTGATCAAATCAAGATTTCGACCTGATCTGGGACAACCATAGATCCTTGCCTGTTTTGTTTCCCTGTATTAATTATAGCATAAAAAAACCCCCTGTAAAGGGGGTTGTGACACTTTTTAAACTGACTTAGACCTTCGCATTCTTGTCTTACTTTCAGTATAATTTACAGGTGCCCATTCAATTTCCTTCTCTTTGGTTTTTCTTAAATTAGCACTCTCTTTTTTTACAAAGGTACTAGACTCTTCCTTGACATTTTTTGCAAGGGATTGTCCACCATTTAATTCTTTCTCAACCTTTGGTGGTTCAAACTGTTTTAGATAACCTTTCCTACTGAAAAGTTTATTAGTACCTACAGCATCTTCAGAGGTTATTGGTTCATCAATCATCGTACACTAGACACTCTGGTTCGTCTGGGTGGACATCGCAGAATACTTCTAGTACGTTTGGATCATGATGATCTCCTGCTTCGATCTCTGCTTTGTGATGCTCAACATATTCTTCTAAGTCATGCAACTCATCTTCTATATGATGACGCATTGGTTCAGAAATAGTTGGATCGGCAAGGATTTCTTTATCCTTTTGGATGTGGTCTTCAATAGTTTTCATAGTGACCTCCTATATCCTACGTTACTATTTATAATTTAGCACTATCCTTTTATGTTTGCAACTTCCAGTGTTTCTTTACGAACAAACACACCTTTTAAATCATAATACAACTTATGGTTCTCTGTGTTAACATAGTGTCCTGTTATGTTAGCACCATCGCACGAATATCCATATCCTATAACTTTTTCTGGAACACCATCAATACGAAATCTTTTATCTGAGTGTAGGTAGGTTCCGTAGACTTCATCTAAATTAAACATAAGTATCTTGAAATGTTAGGATATTATAACATAGTATCTATATCATCTAATATTTCTTTACGTTTACTTTAGATTTATATGTCATCCTTGTTGTAGAATGTACCAAAGAATCCGCTATCCCCATCCTTACGATTTTCCATCTTGTCAATTACTTCACTAGCATCTATGATATTTTCAATGTTCGCCATCATATCTGCAATATGTTTGCTGACAAATGGTTTCTCTTGTCTTGCTGAAAATGCAAGTGCATTTCTTAAATTCTCCTGTGCGTCTCTCAGCGATGTTTTAACTGTGTCTGATAGTGCCATCTACTTTTTTCTTGTTGTTTTTTTAAATACTCCTAACTTTGCTAGAAGGTACACTGATAGTATTGTCCAAAAGACAACTTCTAATCCTACGTTATTCATGGTGTGTATTCGTAACCATACTTTTGAAGATACTCCTCAAACAATTCATCTGGGACTCTACCTTCCCAATAATCCTTTTCGGTGTAAGTCTTCATTTTATCACGAGTTTGCTCTGTTGGCAACTCATTGTTGATCCATTCTGATTGCTTGTTCAAAAACATTCTGTAATTCTTTTGATGTTAAATTATTTAACCAACTCCAATCTGGGTCTTTTTTGTCCCATTCTGCAGTAAAAGAACCATCATCATTTCTGTTGATTTTTAAAGAATCTTTCATCTTGGTATGCGATCAAAGATTGCTCTAAAAACAATTTGAAAGAATGATTTTGCTGCGTTACCTTTTAATTCATCAAACATATACATGTTTAATCTGAATGCATAATTTGCCTCTGTAATGATAGCATTCTTCTCTGATTCTGTAAGTGGCAACTCATCCAATACACTACGGTATTTTTCTTTATATAATTTAGAATCTTTGATATTTTCAAACTCATAAAAGTCTAAACCAGCTTTCTCTAAGTTCATTGCTTTCTTTGCAATGTTCTTTAGTATTTGACCACCAGATAAATCTCCCAAGTATCTGGTATAGTGGTGACCAACTAATAATTCTGGTTCATCCTCTGCAACTTCACGAATACGATTAACATATTGTTTACATGCTTGACTTGGTTCTATTTTAGTTCTCCATTCAAGACCATAAAAATATTGTAAATCCTTTTCTAATGCTATCAATCTCTCTAATTCTGGAAAATATAAACTACCAACTATGGGATGTGTTCTCAAACCATATACTTCTTCTTCTAATGCTTTGTAAACAAAGTAGAGATCTGATACTAAGCATTTATAGTTGTCTGGACTTACTACTCCACGCAGAAATGATTTAACAAATGCAGTGTTCTCTGCTGCTGTATGTGATTTCTTTGTTCCTACCTTTAATTCTTTTGCAAAGTTAGTCATTTTGTTCTTTTTTAAGTTCTTTTCGGATCATTTTTGCATACCAAACATCTTCTTTTGTATACAATTTGCGATTCTTTTTTGCGATCTTAATGATCCTTTTAGCTGCTTTTTTGTCCTCCAAAACGGGATCCTCTAAGGGTGTTAGTTAAGTATTTATACCATTTGACCTTATTGATCCCGAAACTGAGAAACTTTCGCTTGCTTTTCTTACTCTAAATTTAGGATTTAATTGAAGTAATTTTTCGTGTTCTGATAGTTTATCTTTTACATAAACCATATCATCTTGAAGTTTATCTACCTTTTGATTTAAAGATTGAATCAACTCCTCTACCATATACATTTCTTCTGTATATGGATCTTTGACCCTTACCTCAAACCTTTCTTCTGGTGTTAATCTTTTTCTGTATGGGTATAACCAATCCTCTACTTCGGATACACATACCCATAAGAATTCTCTAATACTAAACAGAATTTTCATGATCTCCTGCAAATCCTATTGAGAAACTACTCTTACTGCTCTTCTGAGAATTAACTTCATCGCAGATAGTATTAACCACTCTTATAATGTCTTCGGTATCTCCTTCCATATTTTGTTTGACATAGTCATACTTTAGGAAGAAATCATCAGCAACATTTTTAAACTCTTCTTGAGTTATGTTGTTCTTCATAGTTTGATCCACCTCTGATTGTTAAGTGTCCAGTTAGTAACCTCTGCTATACGTTCGCGAACTGATTTAGCAGGTGTCCAACCGAGTTCTCTCATCTTACCACCATCTAATGCATATCGCAAGTCATGTCCTGGTCTGGAAGAATGGAAATCAACTAACTCATACTTAAGTTCCTTACCCTGTGCATCAGCAATGATCTGTGCTAACTCAAGATTGTTTAGTTCTTCCGATCCTACAATATTAAACTTAGGGCATTTTGCATTTCCCCAAGTGGGTTCAAATGTTCCTTTGTATTGTAGTAAGAAATATACTGCTGATGAAACATCTTCAGCGTGTATGTAATGTCTTGAGCCAGGAATTGTCCTAGTCTTGTCGCTATGTATTGTTATAACTTCTCCATCCCTCGCTCTCTTAATACACATAGGGATAAACTTCTCTGGGTGTTGTCTTTCCCCGAATACATTCATAGTATGTGTAATGTATATTGGAAGTTTGTATGTATTCTCATATGCTACTGCTAACTCTTCTGCACCTGCCTTGGTCGCACTGTATGGGTTTGTTGAATTATATCTATCATTCTCTTTATACTTGATACCGTTAGGAGCAGGACCAAACACTTCATCTGTGCTAAAGTAAACAAATCTTTCAAGATTGTCTTGCTTTCTTGCAAACTCTAAAATGTTAGCAGTGCCCACAACATTATCCATAATGAACTCCATAGGATAATCTATGCTACGATCTACATGAGACCCTGCTGCTAAATGTAGAATATAATCTACCTGTCCAATTTCACTACAGACTAATGGATTGAGTTCTGCCTTAAGATCATGATGTACGATCTTTACACGTTTCCTAACTTCGGGATCAAAGGATAGCATAATATCGTGCAGACGATTAAGATTACCACTATAATCTAATCTATCAAGAGTAATGATCTCCCAATCAGTATGTTTTAGTAAGTAACTGATTGTGTGGTGTGCAATAAAACCTGCTCCACCTGTAATAAGTGCTTTTGTCATAATTAAATAAAACCTTTGGCAAGTGCTTTTTCGTGTATAAAGAATACTATAGTTAGTCTATCAGTTTTTGGACTATTTCCAAAACATCCAGTTAGAGCATGGATGTTATATCCGTCGTATGCTACCAATCTATTATACACGTTTTCTACGTTTGTGAACAGAGTGTTACGACTATCCAGAATTGATGTTCCTGTCATAGGTGGGGGATCTGGATTTAAAAATATTACCCCTGCACATGATAGAGAATCTCTATGAAATCTATCTGTATGAAAATCATTTAACATATCAACTGTGTTGGCAGGACTCCTGTGAAAATATGATGTGATCATAGGATCTACCATAGGTTG